TATTCCTTTTTCTATTTTAACAAATTTATATTTTGTTCTGCCACTTTCTTTATAAGCTTCTAGCAACGCCTTTCTATTGTGTTCTTCATTGTAGCTTATATGAATCCAAGAATAGTTAAACTCATTTATCATTTGATCAAAAGGTAAATCTAGTTCTATAACCTTTTCCCAAATAGCTTTATTATCCATTATGCCATCTACCTTGAATTGTATGTCTGCTGCTTGTCCTTTACAGTGCTGACTTGTTGCTACATACTTTCCTTTAATCATTTTATAACTTCCTTTAATAGCTTTATTTAAAGCTTCTGAACGGTAACCACTAGTAACCCTAATTGGTTTCTTTAAACCGTCCCTAAGTGGCTGTAAAACGTATTTAACTAGTAGCTGTATATTGCGTATATGTTCAGCGTTTGGTGAATTTTCTATATTGTTTCTTATTGCTGATACACTTTTAGTAAATTCTTGTAGTGTAAAATTCTTTGATAAAACCATTATCTAAATTTAGAGATTATAATACTGTCTACTACAGCTTGTATTTCTTGTTTATCAACATCTAATTCAAAAAGTAGATTTCCTTTAAATCGTTTTATTTCTTCATTATTGTTAATAATTATTATTGTAGGTAATACTTTGACGTTGAAAGATTCTGCCAGACCAGGATTGTCTATTATACATATTCTGTACTTCCTACAGTCTTTAAGATTGCTTAAGAACTGGCATTTGTTTCTGTCATTCCATTTCGCCCAAAACTCAATTACTATAGGTTCATTAGACCTCTGAACCTCATTGAATTGTGCTTTGTTAATAAACTCTTGGCTAAGACATTGATAAGGTATTACCCACAATAATATATATATAAGATATTTCATTTTAACTCATAAACCCTTTCTTCTATTTTCTCTACCTGCGTTTCTATTTTATCTAATTTTTCTGCGTTATTCATTACGGTATTAGATATTAAATCAATTTTAAGCTGAAATTCTGTAGCAGTTATTTCTGGATCAGGTATTTCTACTACTGGTAGTTCTTTAGCTGCTTCTATTTCCATACTTAATGAATAATACATACCTATAAAACTTGCAACTATTGCTATTATAGCGCCTATAGATTTTAAAGAAAGGACAAATTTGCTATCTTCTGAAATTTCTTTTGCCATAATTTAACACTTTTTAATACAGTTTTTATCAGCTATTCCTTGACCTATAATTAGTGCTACAGTTACAATTACTAAAGTGTTCATTTTAGTATCACTTATACCGAAGCTATCCGAAAATAAAATCAGCATAACAGTTACAAAACCGTACCAAAACTTTCTACTTTTAATAAATTTTAAAATTAATTCTTTCATTTTTTATTTTATTTTATAGTTAATTTTCCCATCTTCTATATACAAACCTTTTCTTCTGTATATTTCTTGACCATTTAGATTATATATTTTATTGTCTGTTTTTGTTTTTTGCAGTATTTCTAATATGTTAGAATTACCACAAGGTAAACCAGTGTCACAGTCTAAGTATTCAGTGTATATTACATCTACGTATTCTATAATAGTATCTGTTGTAAAGAACTCTACATATTCTGTTTGTATTATAGTGTCAAATACTAACACGTCTACGTATTCTATTACGTCAATATACAGCGTATCTAAAGCACCTTCTAGGTATAAAGTATCTACTACAAATATTTCTTCAAATACTGTTTCTATTTCTACAACAGTGTCTACTACTATTTGTGTAATGTATTCCGTATTATATATTGTATCTGTTTGAAATATAGTTTCGTATATGTATACTGGCACTTCTACAAATGTAGTGTCACAAGGTTCACCATAAGCTTGACAGTCGGCTAGAGTTGTAGGGACAGCACCCCCTTCGTCTGATCCGTCTACACAGTCTAACCAACCGTCATTAAGATATAAGAGATTATTAAGACCATTAGGTACGCAACCAAGTGGACTATAAACAGTCCAGTTGCTTTCATCATCACCACAATAAAACCCATTTTGCTCAACGCATAATTCACAATTTGTTTGACTAAACCCATAACTAACAATTAAAAAGAATAATAAAATTTTTTTCATACTAAAATATTAAATAATTAAAACCGAACTTACATTCATATATGGGCTTTTCCCAGTATTCTAAATATGTACCCTCTACAAATACGCCTAAATTCTTTGTAATACGCCAACCAGCAATTAAGCCTAAATCTACATCAGTTGGTACGCCTTCGTATTCATAAGAATAATCATCTAAACCATAGTGATAAGGCATTACATTTACCCAACCGTGTAACCAAAAGTCTTTAGTGTAGTAATAGTAAGAAGTCCCTATAACTACAGAAAGCTCAGAAACGCTACCTAGTGCGTTTATTTGGTCTTGGTTATATTGTGCTATAGCTGAACCAAAATAATGCTTAAAAAACTCATCATTTGAAGTAGCTATTAATTCACCTTGATTATACCAGTGCCATTGTCCTTGTACAAACTGTGTAGAATAACCAAAGTCTTGCGCTAATTCTTGAAAGGCGCTTTCACCATTTTGCCAAAAATCTTGTATTGGCATAGTATTTAAGTAGACTGGGTGGTGTCTACCTACTAAACCTAAAGTAAAATCATAACCACCTTTATTAACTCTGAATCTAGTATCAAAAGAAACAAATTCTAAATCTCTAGCTTCATCATTTTTTACTTGTAATTTAGTTACGTTTTTATTTGACAAGTAACGTAGCCAAAAATTACTATTACTATATGTTTCAGAACGGTTACGTATAAAAGAATAATTAGCCAAATACTCAAAACCATTATAAAAGGAAATAGTAGTATTATCTGCAACGCTTTTTTCATCTCCATAATACCAAGTGGTTTTCTTTTGTTCATGCTCAAAAAAAGCGATTCGCCTAATACCAACTGTGAAATTAAAATCATAGGGGTTAATTTGTGTAGTTTCTTCATAACCTTTATTTATTGCTATATAGTCCTGATCTTCAAGTATGCTAGTATTTACATTTCCAGAAGCGTATATAGTAGCGTACTTAAAAAAGTCTTGTGCTTTACAAGTTCCTATACTAAGGACAAAAGCTATTAATAAAAAATATATATGTTTTTCGTTCATCTTCATTATAATACTTTTGTATAAGCATAGGTTACATAAACTTCAGCTGACCAACCACCATTAAACGCACCACTTGACCACATAGAAAAAGGTGAATTAATTATACTAGAATCTTTTACACCGTGTGTAGCTTGGTTACCACCATACATATAAGTATTAGAAGTAGTTTGACTACCCATAAACCTACTTGATACACCATAATATCTAGTAGTCTGTGAAGTGTCATACCCTAAATATAAATTGCTATTTGAAGTTTCTGTAGATGAAGCATAAGTAGTGATTACAGTAACATTATATACAGTTATCATATAACCACTTAAAGCACCTACTAAAGTTTTAGGTGAACTATTTAACGCTTGTGCTTCAGCATTACTAACAGAAATTTTATCTGTTTGTATAACATATTTAAAATCTGTTTTTTTACTTGTTCCCTGCGCAGATGAACTTGTGTCTGATACGTCCACCACCATTAGTAAATCTCCACTACCTGCTTGTTCTGATAGTTCTGTTTTGTCTGTTAGTCTTTGGTTTGCCATCTAAATATTTTTTAAGTTTTTGTTCGTTATTCTTAATCTGTTTTTTAGTCTTTTTTGTTAGCATAATCTTAGTTACAGTCTACTATTGTTACCCCTGCTTTTCTTAATAGCGCAGCCATTCTTTCGTTACTTGGTGAAACATCAAGATTTAACCCAGCATAGTAGTTAGCTGTAGTAGGTGAAAGGTCACCAGGATCACTATTGCTAGTGTATTCAGCAAAGGTTGTATTTGTTAAATAATCTATTAATCTTTGTCTATAGAATTCGCCTTGATCCATAGCTGCGTTTATAAGTGGCTTTAAATCTGAGTGTGAAACACTACTACCTTGTTCACTACTCATAGTTACTATAGCGTTATTTACCATTCTTAACCGTAGAAATGGTAGCACCGTAGCGTAGCTAAATTGTACAAGCGCAGGTTGTATATAAGTTTGTAGTAATGTTAAATAGTTACCAGCTAAACTACTACCTTGAATGTCTGATATTAACTTATTATGTAAGTCAGTACCTAAAATAGGTAGTATATACCTATCTTGTGCCATAAGTATATAAGGAAATAGTAGGTCATTTGAAACTGAACCCCCTAAACTAGTATCTTTCTTTAGTCTATCCGTTGAAATATAAAGTGTATGTTGTATTGCCATAATTTATTTTAATTGTATTTACCCCTTGTAGGTGTGTTAATTGGTGCTATCGTTGGTGCTGGTCTTTTTGATTCTTGATCTTTTATTCTTTTCCAGCTACTAGCAAATCTACCACTATTAACTTCTTGCAAGAAGCTATTTCTAAACATATTTAAACTACCATTTGGTAGATATGTACCACCTTTGTACGTCTTACCATCTATGGTTATTTTTGAACCTTTAGGAACTCTTTTTCTTACATAGAATTTACGAACAAAATAATGATGACAATATACGCCACCTTTCCATTTCATAATATCGTAAGTAGAACTACCATTTTTTCCAAAGCCTTTATTGACAGTTAAGTTTTTAGCTTGTTTTAAATTGTTAATTGTATATAAAGTACCAGCTTTACTAAGTCCTACCATTTGTTTGCAAAATTCTCTACTGTTTGCTTTTAAGTTCCTAGAGTATCTATACAAAACCCTTATAAGTCCAGCGTTACTATCACTACTAGAACTGTCTGGGTTAGAAGGTATTTTACTTGCGTTAGCAAATTCGTAATGTTTGCTTAAATGTTGATTAGCAAACGCTTGAAATTTCTCTTCTGTGTCAGTGTTAGTGTTTTGTGCGTCTATTTCACCAAGCTCAAACCATTCATTTTTATCTACTTCAGTGCTTTCTAAATTAGATAGTATAACTTTACCAGCATAATCAGTTAAGTTTTCTTTTACACTATCTATTTCTTTTACTTTTTTAGTAGCAAAAGACTTACCTGGTGTACCCCCCCAAAGTGCGTGTGCTATACGCCCTGCACTGGGGTAACCTTTTTCACCTGGTTCAAACCCTTCAGCGTTTTTATTCTTATCATGTCTAGCAAAAAAACTATTCATACGCTTTATTGTTTCTATAGATAGGTTTTTACCATTTGCTATATCTCTTGCTCTTGCAACGCCTACAGCTGTCCCACCTCTACCGTATTCTTTACGCCACTGTAAACCCCTTTTTGCTTCTTCTATCATACCTTTAGTTGGCTTGGTGTCTATATCATCTAAAGATTTAAGTTTTTTTTTTACACTTTTTTTTAGGTTTATAGATTCCGTTAGTTTTTCTACAGCACTTTCACCTTCAGTAAAAAAACCTTTTGCAACATCTGGGGGTAATTGTAGAAACTGTATTAAGAATACAGTAGCTTGTTCTTTTGTTAAAATACCTTCCTGTACTTTAGCTATAATATCTATAGCGCTACTGATCTGCGCACCATTATATGACGCTTCTTTTTCTAGTGGTTCTTCTACCACCTCTTCTGTTACATCTTCTTTTACTTCTTCTGTATCTTCTACAACCTCAGCAGCAGGTACATTTTCTTCTACGTCTACACCTTCTTTTTCTTGTTCAGCTTCGTCTATTTTAGAAACACTTTCTATATCAATAAAGTCAGCTGGTTTTAATGAAACAAAATACAAGTCTAAGTCTATTTCATTTATAGAAAATATACTTTTCAAACCTTCTAGTAAAGTGTTTTGCATTGGTTTAATTACGGAATTCATAAAAAGTGAAAAGCTATCTCTAAGTTCATCAGCGTTATTACCAAAACCACTACCATCACCCTTTACACCAAATAATAAAGGTGACGTACAACGGTGACCAGTTAGCACTTTTCTAGTAGTTTCAGTAGATAAGAACTGATAGCTTTCAGAATTGTCATTAGAATTTAAAGGTACTATTTCTGGTGCTGTATTTTTTCCATCATTGAACGTAAGTAATATGCGCCCAGCGTTCTGCGATCCTGAAAATTTAGAGTTTATTTGTCTTTCTATTTTTCTTCTTTCTTCCTGGCTTGGTATTCCATTACTCATGGAAATAACCATACTAGAAAACATTCCTGCCTTGATATTATTGAGGTGAAATTGTGCAATTTCCATATCTAGCTGAATGTATGACGTAGAACCTTGATAGTCTGGTAGTGAATAGTAATGATTACCAGGTGAATAGTCCTTAATACAAAGTATTTGACTAGCTTGTGTTCTATCATTACTGTTAAAAGCTTTATATGTTCTTGGTTTATACTTTCTTTCGTTAGTCCAGTCAGCACTATATAAGTAGCTATCTACCATACCGTCACCATTTGCTTTACCACTTCGTATATATTGCGCTGGTATATGGTGTATCTGCGCTATTTTAGTTCTAGGCTTGTTCCATATTACGTTTACATAACACATACCAAACAGCTTTAAATCAAACGCTAGGCACTTTAGAACGTCTTTCTGTGAATGTCTTAATAATGACTTTAAACGTAACCACTGTTCTTTATGTTCATTACTATTATCTCTATCTGTAGCTTCCAAACCTTGACCGTAGATCATAGCAGAAACGCCTTTAATAATAGCACTATTAATACTACTACCATTGTATAATTCTAATAAGTATTGAGGGTATAAGTTATCATCACCAAAAGATATGTAGTTCTTATTAGAAAATTCACCTATTGAAGGTAGGTTAAATTCTGATAAATGTAATACCGATATTTCAGATTTATTTTTATGCTGTTTGCGTTCCATATTCTACGTTAGTATTAGTTGTTGTACTACTGACATCATTAGTTGTATATTGTGTAAAGCTACTTACTGGTGCTTGGTTGTATTGATCGTCAAACTGTCTTTGAATGAAAAGCTGTTCACACCAGTCTATCTTAGTAGCGTTTGCTACATCTAAATTAGTAGTGCTGGTTTGGTAGTAAAAGGTAACATTATACACTTCTTCACTTGGTAAAAAAACATTCCCAGAATTTCTAGCCCCTGTTGTATCAAAAGCACCACTAAAAGAAGAATTATATAGACTGAATTTTATGTTCCAGTATCTTTGATTATTTCTTGAACTTGAATCTCCTGTTCCTATAGCTGTTCTTACCCAGTTAGTGTTAGTACCTCTAAATTCTGCTAATATAAAATTAGTAAACGTAGCAGTAGTGTCATCTAGTCCAGTAATAGAATGTATGTTTATATAAAAGTTTAAGTCTTTTTGATATAAAGCTGTTGCTGAATTAAAATTAACTTGATACATCTCTATATTCTTTTACAATTTTTGTACAATATTCTTCTGCTAAAGCTTGTTTTTCTTCTTTAGTATTTAATAAATCAAGTTTATCTAAATATTCTTTTGCTACTTCTTCATTTAAAATAATTTCCCTAATCATTAGTCAGTATATTCATTATAAGGGTTTGTATCTACTTCTACTTTTTCCACCTTTTTTTTCTTTTTTGGTTTAGGTGTGTCATTTGTGAAATACTTTTTTTTGTCTACTTCACTTAGTTTTTCTATTTGGTGTGGTAATAGTTCACCATAAGATAGATTCATAGTACCAGGTTTATAGTCTCTGTATTTTTCTTTTACTTTCCAAGCCATAATTTTAAGTGTTTATAGTATATATAGAAATTGTTAAATCGTTTTTATTTGTGTGAATTGTAAAAAAAACTTAATACTATTTTATTATTTGTAAAGTTTATTTAATAAAAAAGGGTAATCTGTTAAGACTACCCTTTAATAGTATTGAGTAACGATTATTGATTAAGTACCGACAGTGATTACTAAATTAGTTTCATCACTAAGTCCGTCAAACGGATAGCCTACAGTAGCAGTACCAGAATTATTACCAGGTCCAGCTGTAGCAGGTAACCAAATTAAAGGATCAGTTTCTTCAGATCTTAATTCTAAAGTAAAACCAGTCATGTCACCTTTTGCAGCACCAGTTACAATAGTCCCACCAGAAACATCTACGCCATTATTCATTCCTAATAAGAATACGTTATCATTCATATCTTGCACAAATACTTGACTTCTGTTGTAGCACATCAGTTTAATTTCATTTGATTGCGCAGCAGTAAGCTTTTGTAAAGATATAGATAAAGTTTGTTCAAAAAATGTAGTCCCAGTTGCAGGATCAGTAGTAGCGTTTACCGTCATAGACGATAGATTAGGTCTAAGGTCATATTGAAATACAGTAGTTTTATTAGTACCACCTACATCAGCTGCTATATCCCAAAGTGTAAAACCAGCAGCAGACATAACGCTAGCTGTAGCGCCAGTTCCTAAAGTACATACACTACGAATATTAGAACAGAAGCTACTAGTCC